ATCCCTTGGTTGTCTTTATCCATCTTAACCAATTGGGTTGAATCATAGTGTTCTAAGTAGTCATTATAATCTTGTGGTTCTACTACTACATAGAATGGAATATCAACATCGGCTAGAGCTTTAGTAGTAAGCTTTAAGTCACTTCGACCCTTGGACGGGACATACATCGGAAATTGAATATCAGTGTGGGTAGTTAAATTATCAAGCACTTCTTTGCTAAAGTCTTCTAACCAATCATTAGTCACTAGTCTAAAACCTCTTCTATGTCAGTATCATCCATCTGATCTTCATCAATGTATCGCATAAGAGAATGAGCTTTCTTATCAAGAACTGGGTACCAAATACTTTTGGTTCTATGGGTCATATTTCTCTGGCCGATTAGTTCTGCAAATTCTCTATAGTCCTCTTCATTTCTAAAGCGGATCTTGATCATCTTATGTGCTTCAGCTTGTGGCTGGTTAAAGTCTGGCATACCATCCCAATCGTAGGGTGTGGTTTCCTCTTCGGTTCCATCAAGTACAAACAAACTCTGTGGTTCATAGTTAATGGATTTATTTACGTCTTTATTCGACATCTAGTTCCTCCTGTTCATTTAGATTGTCACTACTATTTAGTTTAACTAAACGCATACCATAGTTGTCTACACCTTTAGGTATATCAATGTCTGTCCGTTTAGTAGGTTTAGTATTTTGAAAAACAGTATAATCAATATGATGATGCCATCTTTCCCATTTACGAGTTATCTTAACGTGATCTGGATGTTGAGCATGTAGTGACTCTGCAAACTCTCGTCTTTCATCAAACTTCTCGTCACCCTTTCGGTCGTGTTTAGTACCGGCCTGTTCAATGTTATACACCTCTTCAGTGTTACCACCTTTCATTGTAAGCGTAGCAACTTTACCACATAACATATTATTAAATAGAAATGTATGATAACCAGATTTCATCACATTTAAAGACAAGTCAGTATCTTCATTGAACTTACCTCTCCAAGAAATTTTCGGAAAGATATCATTTGATAGTAAGATACAAGAATAGATTCTAGTATTGTGATAGTATGGTGGCCGCTTTGTAAATGCTGGACAAAAGAATGCATAGTTCATACCAGACATTTTAACATCGGTATACCTATCAGTAAAGTCTTCGCATGTTCTAAAGCATGTAGGTGTTGTAATTTTGGTCTTTCTATTATTATGTAACCTATAGAAGTTGTGGATATTATCATCCAGAATCCAATGACGTTTGTGGCCTTCGTTGATAGAATGTTCCCATACCCAGTTTCTTACTGGTATAGAACCACCTAGCAAACCCGTAACGTCACACCTTCTAGCCCATCTTGGGTTCTCTCTGAAATCATCAGGTAGCACCAATAGTCTACTAGGGTTAATTACAGCCGCATATGCATCATATTCAGATTTCTCTATGACTACCCGATACATAGCACCCATCTCATCCAGAGTCTTGACTGTCAGCCTAGAATCTGCACGACCTTTAGAGATGATATAAATTGGATATCTTGATTGCATATTAAATTCCTGTAATAATGCCTTGTTTCGGTGGTACTACAATACCCGAATTCATAGATTTAATCTGTTCAACCAATTCATCTGCAGGGTCAACAATAAAAAGAACGAATCTTTCTGCAATTGTAATACCTAGTTTAGCTTTGGTATAGGCCATAAATGGCATGAATCCGATCTTACCTTCACCCGCTGGGATGAGGCTATAACCGTCTGTAATAGTGACACTATTGTCTCTATGTACCTCTACGTTTCCGATGATTTCTTCACCTGATGATAGTCTTACTAGTTTCATATTTTTCTCCGTTATTGTGTATATTATAACACATTTTTGTGCAAAAGTAAAGGGTTATCCAAAAAAACTTTCCAATGAGGATTGTTGTTCGGATGACCAACCAATTGATTTCAGTATGGGTTCAATTGGACCCAGAAAGGTTTTCTCAAATTGTAATTCATAGTCTATGTATTTAGCCAGTTTAAATTCTTCTGGTAAGTACTGTGTGAATCCAATTACATTCTCCTTGAGGCTATTAGGTGTTTTGAGATAGACGAATTTAATCTTCTCTCCGCTCTTAATAGGTTCGTATTTTCTACTTAAACTATAATTCTCCAATAGTTTATTATGTAGCAAAGCTGCACGAACATGGATTGGAGTACCCTTCTTATAAATGGTAGTTGAATCCTTATACTCACTTACCTTTGATACCCCACGTAGGAAGGCAATTCTATCAGCCGGAAGTGAGCAGAAGTATTGTTTGAATTGTTTAATGGACTTCTGTACTGTCGCCTCATCGGATACCATAATCACTTTAAAGATTTCCTTTAGAGCATCACGACATGGTTCTGGCGTAGAGGACTTAATAGCCTCAATGCCCATGATTTTTAGTTTAGGTTCTGAGTATCTTACACCCTCATTATCAAACACATTAAGTATGTATCGTTTCTTAGCAGTCCAGATACCACGATCGGCAATAACTTCTCGCTTCATAACCATTCGGTTCTGGATACCACCCATCATCTTAAAGAGGTTATCATATGCCTCGGCAAGTACAGGTTCTAGCTTTTCGGATGCCACGGTATCTAGGAAGTCAATAGGGTTAGAGGGTTTTACAGCCTGCACCAAGTCGTCCATATTCACATAGAGCGAATCTGTGTCGATTGCAATAACATAGTCCTTCTTGGTTTTAAGAATAGACTGCATGTATTTGTTAATGGCAACTTCAGCCCATCGGATCGTCAGCTGACCTGAGAGAGTAATAGCCTCTGCAATTCTCTGGTCAAAGAATCGGAAGTACTTGTTACCCATAGCGCCATACAAACTGTTTAGTAGAATCTTGATTGCCATCTGTCTGTTCTCAGCAATGTTAATTCTTTTTTCAATGGCATACAGAGCCTGTTTATCTTTCTTATCAACCTTCTGTAGTTCTTTCTGTGCTTGAATCATATCTTGTTTGACACCAACACGTTCACTATACATACCATCTACGAGAGTGGGCATGAAACCTTTCTTATCGGTTCTAAACATCTGACCATTACCACCGATAGATTTGCCTGGGTTGTCAAATGTATAACCACCCAGTAGTTTATCTATGTCTACGTTCATAACTTCACCATTGGCAATAGTCTCGGTAGACATATTATACTGCATAATGAGCGATGGATACAGAGAGTTAAGGTCGAATGATACCACGTTCTCGTGTAGACCAACCATCGGATCTTTTACATAACCACCGGGATAGTCAGACTTGATCTTGTTCTCATAGAATGGAATGGCAGTCTTATTTGCATACAAGTATCTGTGGATGATAGATTCCCAGATAGATGTTACTCCGAAGGTGTCTGAGTAGTTCACGCCACCTTGGTAAGCCATTGTAAGGCAGAGAGTAATAAGACCCATCTTATCTTCCAGCCGTTCTATTAACTCTACGTCTTTAATGTTATAGTCAATGAATTTCTGATGATCAAACTTATATAAGGTATGCAGAGAACCGTGTTCAGCATATGAGAGTTTCTTCTCGCCGAGTACCACATTAGCAATGTGATCTAGTCTATAGGATTCTTGGGTACCGTAAGAGTATCCAAACTTCTGGAATAGTTCTAGGTAATCAATGGTTGAGATACCCTTGAGGTCGTAGGTAACCTGTTCTCTACCCATCATCTTGACATCATATCGGTCAACCAATCCCCACGGAGAGTACTTTTTAACCATGTCTTCGCCGAGGATTTTAAGTGTACGGTTGACTAGATATGGCACATCAAAGAATCTGATATTCCAGCCGGTGATAATGTCTGGGCAATGAACTGGGTGACACCAATGCAAGATAAACTCAGAGAGAAGTTCTGCTTCAGACGAGCACTTCTTATAGATTACCTGATAGTCTTTCATTAGGGTTGCAGAAACATCATAGTCATTAAGACCCCACACGTAATAGATGTTATCAATATTGTTCTTCATTGCAATGGATATTACTGGGTAATCAGCAGCATCTGGTTGTGGGAAACCCTCATCTGAGGCTACCTCGATGTCAAATGATGTTACATTAATCCGATTACGGTCGAACTCAATAGTCCCTGGGAACGCATCATTAATGAATGCTGGTATGTACCGATCGTTGCCGTAGATGTGTCTACCTGCTGTAGACTTGTTAGCATGAATCCATTCTTTGGCATCACGCATTGAATCCATTTGGATAGGAGCAACTGGAGTACCATCTAGGGATTTCCAGTCTGTGGGTTTGGGAGTGTTAACAAACAGAGTTGGCTTATATTTGATTTTTTCTTGTTTCTTGTGGCCGTTTTCATAGCCACGATAGAGCAATTGGTTGCCATATCGAGTTACGTTTGTGTAGAATTTCATAACGAATT